CCGGATGCTTCACGGAATAGCGGGATCCCCGCTTTCGCGAGGATGACAGATGAAGGGTTGGAAGGGCCGCTGTCGTCGCAATGGCGGGTGACGGTGCCGAGCCCCGCTCGCTCAGCTCGTCGGCAGCGTGAAGGTGAACCGCGCACCCTGCCCGGGCGCGCTGTCGACGCCGATTTCGCCGCCCATCGCGCGCGCGAGCCTGCGGGCGATATAGAGGCCCAGGCCGCTGCCCCCGGGCTCGCTCTGATCGACTCGTTCGAACTTCTCGAAGATCCGTTCGTGATCTTCGGCATCGATGCCCTTGCCCTGGTCCGCGATCACGACCACCGCGCGATCGCCCACCTGTTCGGCGCGGATCCACACCATCGCGCCATCGGGCGAGTAACGCACCGCATTGCCGATCAGGTTGACCAATATCTGCAACACGCGTTTGAAGTCGCCCCGCGCCGGCAGGGCTTCGTCCTCGGCCGGCTTGTCGATCCTGACATTGCGGCTCGACGCGCGGACGGCGAGCAGGCCGGCGGCGCGGCGCGCCACATCGGCCAGGTCGATCGGATCGGCGTCGACCCGGAAATCCGGGCGTTCGATTGCCTGAAGGTCGACGAGATCGTCGACCAGCGCGAGCAGATGCCGCCCGGCAGTGCCGATATCGCCGGCATATTCGGCATAGTCGCGCCTGAGCGGACCTTCGCTGCGCGCGCTGATGCTGTCGGCCCGCGCGATGATGCGGGCAAGCGGCTCGCGCAACGCACGATCGAGCCGCTCGCCGAACGCATCGGCGACGATGCGGGGCTCTTCCGGCGTGATCGGCGCGACCCGGTGCCATGCTGCATTGCCGCGGAAACCCATGAAACGCCCCGCTCCGTCATGGATCGGAACGGCGCTCAGCCGCACCCGCCCATTGCCGTTGCGCAATTCGGCCTCCTGACAGTCAAGCCGCCCCTGCATGGCAAGGGCGGCGAGCAGCGGCAGATTGCCTTCCTCGTCCTCGATCAATTTGACGAGCTGGGTGATGGGCTGTCCGATCATCCGGCTCGCAGGTCCGCCGATCGCCTCCTCCGCGGATGCGGACAGGGCGACGATCTTCAGCGCCTCGTCCGCTTCCCACAGCCAGTCGGCGGAAGCGCGCAGGAAATCGGTCTCGCGATCGATATCGGGTGCGGCGATCGTGGGCAGGGCCGGACGCTGGCTCCAGCCGCCGATCGTCAGCCGGACGTCGTTGCCATCGGGCTGCGCGCGCACCCACAGGTCGATATCATTCTCCCCATCCGCCGCGATCACCGCGCGCGAGATCAGGATGCCCAGCCGGTGCGCGAGGCGCGCCAGCGCCGCGATCTGCGGCACCGCGATCGCGCCGCCCGCCTCGCCGCCCGCGCGCAGTTGCAGCCCGAGCAGCGCGGGATCGGCCTCGACCAGCCGGCCGCTGCGATCGACCAGGCCATGGACCGGCATCGCGTTCATGCCGCCCACCCATCGCCGCGTTCGGCCAGCCCGGCCGAAAGCGCGGCGATGGCGGTGCGATACCCGCTGTCGACCTGCCAGGGCTGGATGAGTTCGACCGCGCGGCTGCGCGTCAGGCTGTCATAGGCGGTCATCTGCTCGACGAGTTCGGCATCGTCGACGCTCAGCGCAAGGGCGACCGCGCCGGCCGATTCGCGACGGACGTCGAGCGCGCGCAGCAGGACGATCAACCTTTCGCCGAACGGCGGCAGCGCCATGCCGCGCGCGGCCTCGAAATCGAGTCCACCACGCACCGCAAGTGCCGCAACGAACAAGGAAAGTCGCCCCTCCTCACACGCCGTCCGAAGCAGTTCGTCGTCCAGCCGGCCGCGCTCGGCCAGCGCATAGGCCAGCTGCATCGCCGCGGACTCGAGCGTCTCGCCCTCGTCATGACCGGAAAGGCTTGCCGACGCAGCATCCATCAACGCGGAATCGGCCACGCCATGATCGGCGCCATGCTGACGCGTCAGATATTCGCGCAGCGCGGCGGCAACCCACCAGACCAGCCGATATTGCATGTCGGCGGGCAGATCGGTGCGCGCGAGCACGGGTTCCTCGAACAGGAAATGACGACGGCTTTCCGCGATCAGCATCGCCATCGCCGCCGCGGAGACGGCTTCGTCGGGATCGGCCAGCAGCGCTTCGATCAGCCGGCCGCCGTCGCCGTTGCGGCGCAGCGTTTCGGACAATCGCTGTTCCTCGACCCGCGCGAGCAGCAGCGAGACCAGTTCGACATCGTGGAGCGCACGGGCACGCTGGAGCAGCGGCAAGGCGATCGGCACGCGCGCACTGCCCAATGCGGCGATGATTTCGGGGGTGAACCGCGAACCGTGCGTCGTGATCAACCGTTCGCGAAGGTCGTGCTCGACCGAGCCGACCAGCCGGATGATGAAGCGCTTGACGGTGACGCGCTGATAATCGGTGAGCCGCATGCTCTCCGGCAGGAACAGGTCGACAAGGACCGCCAGCCGCTTCCGCCCGCCCTGCGCGCCGCGCGCGGCATCGGCCAGCAGACGGCCGGCGCCAACCGGTGCACCCGCGGTTCCATCATCGTCCTTGGCGATCATGCCGCCCCGGATACGTCAACATAGTTAAATTGATGTTATCGCAGAGTGCCGGAATGAAGCCGGGATTCCCGCTTCGTTCTCGGAAAACAGCGCCGCAGAACGCAGCCAATTCCCGGATCGTGTGAAAACATTCGGGAGGCTCAGAAATGCCGAAGCTCATCGAAAAATCCGGTGTCGTGGAGATCTGGCAGCTCGGCGACGAGTTCCACGTCTACGGCGTGACCCGCGATCCCCGCGTCTGCCATTCGCTGGACGCCGCTTTCACGATCGCGGCGGCTGCGTGACTAAGCGCCCTAAGCTGCTAGACCTGTTCTGCAAGGCGGGCGGAGCCGCAGCCGGCTATCATGCGGCGGGCTTCTTCGTGGTCGGCATCGACCAGCACTGGCAGCCGAACTATCCGTTCTTCCAGCGCCGCGAGACGCTGTATGACGAACAAGAGCATGCATTCGTGTGCTGGATCCGCGAGAACTTCGATGCGGTTCATGCAAGCCCGCCGTGTCAGGCGCACACCGATTTGCAGCGCCAGAGCAAGCGGGATTACCCGTGCTTCATCGAGGCGACGCGGCGCATCCTCACGCGAACCGGCCTACCGTTCGTCATCGAGAACGTCGAAGGCGCGCCGCTGATCAACCCGGTCAAGCTGTGCGGCACGATGTTCCCTGAGCTTCGGGTCCTGCGCCACCGGCTGTTCGAGGTCAATTTCCCGCTCTGGGCGCCCGATTGCAAGCCGCATCCGCTGGTGTTCACCCACGACAAGCGGAAGGCCCATTACGGCAAGCTCGACCAGAACACATCGTTCGTTCAAGTCACCGGCGGCGGCAACTGTTCGAAGGCGAACGCCGCAGACGCCATGCGCATCGACTGGATGACGAAGGAGGAACTGAACGAGGCGATCCCGCCTGCTTACACGCGCTTCATCGGTCGACAACTTCTCAACTACATCGAAACTCGGAGCCTCGCGGCATGAACGATCGTCCGAAATCAACAGATGAGATTCCCGACATTGATGATGTTGTGCGCTGTCTCAAGTGCCGCTCGCCAATGCGAGTACATTTCCTCGGCATGATTTTCCCATGTCGTCACTGTCGCGTCGAAGCCGAAAGGCTCGCAGCATGACCAAAGGACCCCCAACCATGACAATCCAGACGCAGGATGGTGTGAAGACGAAAGCCCCGCATTTCGCGCCGGGCTGCGGATACACCTGCCCATATCGGGACATGCTTTCGCGGACCTGCGAGCGCCACGGGCCAACTGAGGCCGATCTCATCGTCGAGCGCGTGACCAAGGCGTTCAGCGAAGAAATCCGCACCATCATGAGGGACAATCGCGATGAAGGAAGGTGATCTCACCAGCCAGCAGCAGTGCCAGATGATCGCTGAGGCGAGTGGATGGCGAGAGCGCGCATTGAAGGCTGAGGCCGCCCTCGCCTCCCTATCCACCCCCACCGCGCCAGAGGCTGGGGAGACCACGGAGGATCCGTGCGATGCCTGTCACGGATACGGGGAGATCTTCGGCCACGCGGAGGATTGCGATAATGATCTCTGCGCGCTGGCCGGCGGTATCGACGATTGCCTTGGTCGCGTCGAGGCCTGTCACATCTGCAACGACGCCTCCACCCCACCAGCGCGGGAGGCGATCGAGCGGGCGCGGAGTGCGGCTATTGACGCTGCGGCATCGGCCGTCAAATCAGCGCTCGCGAACTACGTGCGCGATATGAAAGCGAAGACGCACGAACTGAGGTTCGCCGAGGGATGCGACGTCGCCGTGCAGGCTGTTCGCGATCTCAAATATTCCCGCACCTCGCTCACCACCGGGTCGAGCGCTGGGGATGGGCAGGTCGAATGCCACGGCCTCGATACGCCCGATCGCGTCTGTTTCTACGAGCACGACTTCTACGTCCTGTCGAACTTCAGCAGCTTCAACCTAACATGGTCAAAGGCATGGACGTTTCCAACGTCAGAACATTGTTACCATTGGCTGAAATTCCACACCGGCGAAGGCACGCAGAATCACGAATGCCGCGTGGTCTCAGGCGAGATCATTCACGCACCCTCAGCGCATGAGGCGTTCAAGATCGCCGAACGCAACAAGTTGATCCGTCGTAGCGATTGGGACGACGTGAAGATCGACTTCATGCGCAAAATTCTGCGTCTCAAGGCTCATCAGCACGAATATGTGCGCCGGAAGCTGCTCGCCACCGGAGAGCGCGAACTGGTGGAGAATAGCTGGCGCGACGACTTCTGGGGCTGGGGTCCGAACCGAGACGGCCAGAACATGCTCGGAAAGCTGTGGATGGAGATTCGCGCCGAGCTGCGCGCAACGCCCCCAACCGAGCCCGAACAATGACCGGTGTGGCGAATATCGTGGCTGAGTGGCGAAGTGTTCCAGGATACGAAGGGCGATATCTCGTCAGCGACGCTGGAGAAGTCGTATCTTTGCCGAGAACCTTTGTTCGCCAGAATCGTGGTCGCCAGCAAACCGTGCGCGTACCCGGGCGCATTCTGGTGCAGAGCCTCAGCCGCAAGGGATATCCGTTTGTTGGGCTGGCCAAGGAAGGTGTCTCACGAACCTTTGAGGTTCACCGGTTGGTTTGCCGCGCCTTCCACGGTGAGGCGCACGACGGAATGGAAGCCGCCCATAGGAATGGAATTCGGACGGACGCAGCCTGCAACTTACAGTGGAAAACTAGAGCCGAAAATCATGCCGACAAGCGGTTGCATGGCACTCATTTGACCGGCGAGGCGGTGCCGAACTCCAAAATCTCCGCAGCGCAGGCCATCGAGATATGTCAGCGGGCCCTAGCTGGGGAAGGCATGAGAGCGCTCGCTCGCGAATTTCGCATCGATGAAAAATCCGTCCGAAAAATCAAGCGCGGCGAGCTTTGGGCCGACCAGACATTCGCCGTCCGCAACCACCTGGAGACCCATCATGACCGCTGACATTTCGGACGTCTGGAAACAGGCGCAGGATAATCATCGCCGCTATTCGGATACGGGCGATCTGGAGAACGACATCCGCTTCCTCACGCTCGGACTGACCGGAGAGGCCGGCGAGGTCGCGAACTTCGTCAAGAAGCGCTGGCGTGACGGCGACGGGCACGATCAGGACATCAGATACGAGATCGCCGACGTCTGTGCCTACGCCTTCATGCTGGCAAGCGCGATGGGCATGGAGCCTGCCGACCTCATCGCGACGATTGCCGAAAAGCAGCAGGTCTTCATCAACAAGATGACAATTCGCGAACTTATCTCGGAGACCCATCATGACGACCTCAGATGAGCGCGATGCGGTTGATCGCCTTCAGGCCCTTTGGGACGCCGACGCTCGGTGCACTGAAGTTCTCGGCACCATGCTAGAGGCGCACAAGGATCGCAAGACTCATGCGATCCAATGCACGCAGAGCGAATGGCATGCGCAGGAAGACGCGTTTGCCGCAAGAGATGCGGCCAGAGCGGCGCTGATGCCGACTGAGCGAGACGCGATCCGTCTGATGTTCGAGGCGTACTCCCGATTGAAGGAGTTGGGCTGGAACGATCCGACATACTGCCCGAAGGATGGCAGCACCTTCGATGTTATTGAGCCGGGCAGCACCGGCATCTTTCGCGGTCATTACGACGGGGAGTGGCCGACTGGTAGTTGGTGGTTGGAGGATGGTGGGGACATCTGCCCGTCGCGACCGATCCTCTACCGGGTGACCGAGGCGGAGAAGGCCAAGCGCGAAGAGGCGCGCCTGAAATTCCGCGAGATCTTCCGCCACCCCGAACACATGAAGGACGACAAGCATGGCTGAGGATGTGAGCGTGGAGCAGTGCGACAGGGAGGCGGCTGCGGGATTGTTCGTCGATATGGGCGAACCCATTTCGGCGGCCAATTCGCGCTTAGGCAGAATGGACGACTGTCCTACCGTTCTCGCCTTCGCACGTCACCGCACCCTATCGCCCCCAGCCGGAAGCGTGGATGCCGTGGCGGGGGAGCGGTGGCAGCCGATCGAGACGGCGCCGAAGGATGGGACGCGGATCCTGCTGTGGACCAGCACCCGCATTACCGAAAGCGACATTCGCTATGTCGAGGTGGTCTGCGGAGGCGAGCATTTGGACTGCGCGCAGATCGGGGGAGTGGGACTGGCCATCGAATGCTCCGATGCGCCAGCATGATGGCGAGTGGTCAAAGCAGATTATCGGTGAGCCAACGCACTGGCAGCCGCTTCCCGAGGAGCCTTCGTGATGGAAATTTTCAACCCAGAGCAGCCGATCGGCAGCATCACCTATGCGTCATCAGAGCCGGAAGGTGGCTGCGACGTCGGCGCGCTTCTCCGGCTGTCAGAGACGGATTTCATCTGGTGCGGCGAGATAACGCGGAAGGAAGCTGCTGCCGCCAATATCGCCGACACCGGCTGGCACATCGTATTCCACCAAGGCGCTGAACATCGCGTCGTTGCCCAGGTTCCGGAGGGCTATGTCGCCGTCGAGATGCTGGAATCAATCGCAGCCGCAATACGCAAGGAGGGGGTGTGATGAAGCTGAGCGCAAAGCATCTGGCCGTCTGGGAGAACGGACAGCGCCCCAACGCGCGCACGATGCGCTATGTACCGAAGTCGCTGACAGGCGGCACGGGCTGGGGCGTCTGGGATGGACGCGATCAGCGCTTCCTGTCCGAAGCCGAGATCCGAAAAATCGACACTGACGAGCCACGGAGGCTCTCGTGATGGATATCGATGGACTGGTTGAGAGGCTGAACGACGAGCGCCTGACCGGGAATGAGGCGCTTCGCGCGAAAGCCGCAGCCGAACTCTCCCGCCTGCAAAGCGAGGTCGAGGCGTTGCGGGTGGCGCTGGGCAGGCTGAGAACGTCCGCCGCGATGCTTCAGCAGCACAGCGAGGCCTGCGCGATCAATCACTATGGCGAAGATTTCGGCCTGCACGGAATGCCGGGCTGGCTGGCCGATACGAAGAAGGACATCGCCGACGCGCTTGCCCTGCTGCCAACCAAAGACCCCGGCAGTGTGCATCGTTGAGAGGCCGCCGGGGTGCAATGGGGTATTCGTGATGCGGGCAGGACTCGAAACCTGCTCTCGTTGGCCCACCCTTTCGGGGACGCGGGACCTTTCCGCGAATTATGGGCCTAGCCGCGTCCGCCGGAAGGATCGTTCGCGGTTCTCGATCTGCGGAACTTCCGGTTCCCCGTGGGTCCATCCCCACCGCCGCATCCCCATCTCTATGCCAGAATACCCCGAATCCGTCAACAAATGCTGGGGTTTTGGGGAAGACGTGATAGGATCGAGGGATGAGCTATCGAGAAACCAGTGATGATCGCGATCTATTCGATTTGGACGGTCTTGGCGGCGATCACCCGCTTGAGGCTGCCATGATCTTGCTCATCATTGTCATCGCGCTCATTGCCCTGGGGTGACCCGCCGTCCCCTCCCCTTCGCCTGGTGGGTCGCTATGGCTGTTGCTGTCGGGTTTCTCGTTGTGGCGGTTATTCGGGGGGAGTGGTGATCAGGGGCAAGCCGCCAGCGCAGCGCGGCTGATATTGATCGACGAGATCGCCGCTTCACGCATGACGGGGTTATCGATCATCATCATGTTGGCGAGAGCGATATCGAACCCCGCCTCGATCGCGGCTCGGTTGCTACATGCGGACTGGCTGAGAGTGCCGGTGGTGGCGCAGGCGGCCAAGAGCGGCAGGGCAAGAATGATAGCGTGCTTCATGGCTTGGTCTCCTGAGTGAGTTGGTTGACCGTCTCGGCTCGCTCGACGTTGCCTGCGGGCTGCTTCGGTCGGAATGTGCCAAGGACGCCGACAAGGCCGGTCGTGATTCCTCCGAACCCCAAGGCCTCCGCATAGCGCTGCTGGAAGGCCAGTATCGATGCGATCGAGGCGAGGTAGCAGATGGCGATCAGGATTGCGCAGAAGGCGATCAGCGTATGTCGCTCGTTCACCTCAAACACTCCTGTAAAGATCGGTTTCAGCGGCGCGGCGACGGGTCAGGCCGGGCAGAACCTTGCCCCCGCCCTTGTTCCAGCGTGCGAACTGCTCAGCGGCGCCGGCATAGTCTCCGGCCTTGTGCTTCTTGAGCAGCGTCGAGCTTTCCAGCGCGCCAAGTCCGATGTTGAAGGCGAAGGACACCAGCGCATCGAAGCGCCCCTGCGTTGTCTCTCCGACGAGCGCTGAGACGCCCCGCTCGAACCTCGCCACGTCCTTGCGCAGAAGCTCCTCGCCCTGCGCCTCGGTGATCGTCATGCCCTTCTTGGCGTGCGGGCCGGTCGAGCCATAGCCGATCGTCAGGACGCCGGCCGGGCAGATATACGCAGTCGCGCGAAAGCCTTCGAAGGACTTGATCAGGTCAAGCCCCTTGCCGCTGATATTCATGGATTGCTCCTAGTGCTGGCGCGCAGCCTCGTAGGCCCGCCACATCGGCGCGACCTGCGTTTCGAGGACCGAGACGCGCTTGTCGATATTCTGGTTGAACGTCGAATAGGCGGCGTAGGCCGTCATCCCCATCGCAACGACGGTCAGGATTGTGGCAGGGCTGAACCAGTCATTCCGGTTCGGCCTCCGTGGACCGTTCACTCGTCCACGCCCGCCATGCGCGACGGCTGAGATAGGCGACGATCGGCGCGGTGCAGATGATGACCAATGCGTCGAGCAACACCGCCCATCCCCCATAGCACCATCAAGCCGATCTGCGCGACCGCGAGCCAGTCAAGTATATACAAATAATCGAGAATTGCATCAGGGTTACGAGCGAACCAATATCCGAAATGGACCAATATCATGGAGATATAAATCCACCCGATCGACGCCTGCATGCGGCCAGCGGGATGCATCAGCACCACGCCCGCCGCGATCGCGTCCGTCAGCATGAACCAGACCCATGGGTCATAGACCCCGGCGATGGTGACAAAGGCGGTGTTCGCCAGCCAGTTGGCCAGGATCACGAGCGATGTCCGAAGCATCGGTTCGTTCCTTTGCAGCAGCCCCGCAACTGCCAGAACGCACAGAATGCCCAGATAGCCCCCCATCGGCATCATTTGGGACGCGGCTTGCTGGATGGCCGAGAGACAGGACGCGGCTTGGGTTTGGGTTTGGGCGTGAAGCCGGACATAATGCTCTCCTTCGACTCAGGGAGGGGTGGATGAACTTCAAGCGGACGATGGTGCTGACGCGCGAAGGCAGCGTCGGGACGTTCGACACTATCGAATACGAAGGCGCTCTTTGGTTCGTGACCAAATGGATGCACAGCCGTAGCGCAGGAGCGCAACGACCAGAGCGGATAGTTCGGCTAGACCGACACGACCTGGCGCCCGCCCCGGATCATCCTGGGATTGATTTCCTTCTACAGTCGCCAGTACCCAAATCCGTCTTTGATATGGCCATCTCTCCAGCAGCGCTAAACGGATATTCAGTGGTTGATCGGCCGAAGATAATGTTTCCGTATCCGGGCGGCCTGAACTGAAATCCATGGCGTCAATGGCGGCATCGTTCAGGCGCCTGCCCCACGTTGGGAGGTCGGACATTGGCGCGGTCCTTTCGTTGTGGTAGGGGGTGGCGGATGGCAGATCTTCATTGGGCGCAGATGATTGCCGTATCGGTCGGCATGGGTATCGGCGGAGCGATTCTCACCGGATATCGTCACTGGAAAGAGAACCGCCGGGAGATCGAGGTTTCCCAGAACTGGCGGGGCGAGTGGATCACCGATCGCAAGCTGAAGCTGTTCGAGCGGTGGCTGTGGGTGGCGTTCTTTGTGTCGCTCGCTGGTACGTTGTCATTCACATATTGGTCCTGGTTCGGTCAGGACTAGTTCGAGTTCTGCCCAAGCAGCGGCGCGCCGATCAGGCCACCCAGCCGACGATTGCGCTTCAGGACATCACCGCCGGCTGACATGCCGGGTGGGCGCTTGGTCAGCATCGCAACGGCGGCACGCTGTCCGGCCTTCGTGAAGGGCAGGCCCAGGGCGCCGATCGCCGCCGCCGTCTGCGGATCGATCCAGTCCATCGCCGCCAAACCACCTCCTGCTGCCGCTGGAAGCATCGGAGCAGCCATCAGGATACGGTCCGCTGTGCCTGAGTTCGGCACCTTCGACGGCAGAACTTCCTGGCCGGATTTCGTCAACTCGTAGAATGGACGACTACCTTCCGCCGCTTTTGCAGCGCCGCCGAACTTCTTCGTGTTGTTGATCGAGGCGCGGGAAAGCTGCTGCGGCGTGAAAAGGCCGCCATTGCCATCCGCCGCCAAGACGGCATTTTCCAGCACGCGCTTGCCGGCATAGAGCCGGTTCGCCTCCTTTACCGCCTGAGCGGTGCCCGGGGAGCCGCGCTCCGCCAGTTCCATCACCGCATCACCGATCAGGTCGATCGCCTGGCCATACTCATAGGCGCGAGGCTGTCCCTTCACCGCGGCTTTTTCCTTGGCAATGCCTTGGAGGATCGCCTGCAACCGATCGCCGGTCAGCACGCCACCCTGAAGATTGGGTTCGACATACTGCTGGAGCAGGTACCCGACGTCATCGGAGCGACCGGGCACTTTCATGGCGGCCTTGATCGCAGCACCCATGCCACGCTTGAAGACCGGGTCAGCAGGGATGTTCACGCCGGAGAGTGCCTGACTATAGGCCTGATTGATGACCTGGCTTGCCTGTTCCAGCCCCTTTGGCCCGACCTCCGTTACGTTCGGGAAGAGTTCGCGGAATGCCGCGCCGTTGAAGTCCGCCATGCCCTCCATGCGACGCTTGGCCACCATGTCGCCGACGACCGGCATGGACATCATCTTGTCCTCCGCCGTCTTCAATGCGCCGCCCACCGTCTGCCCGATCGTCTGCCCGACGCCACGGTCGCGCAGGAATTGCTGGGCAGTGCCCTGCGCGCCGGACATGACGCGTCCTGCGCCGCCGATGAGGTTTCGGCCCGCCACGCCACCAGCAACGCCCATCGCGCCGCCCATGCCGGCACCGAGCAGGCGATTGTCGTTGTTTTCGCCAGCACCGTAAGCGGCGCCGTAGCCGAGATCGCCAAGCATCGGGGCGGCGCGTCCAAGCTTCGGAGCTACGCCAAGCGCACGCATACCGGCGCCACCTGCCAGGGTCGCACCGATGCCGCCAGTGATATTGCCAGCGATGTTCGACATCGGGAACGCGTCTGCGCCGATCTGCTTTTTCAGGTCAGCTTCCGCGATGGCCTCATTCAAAGGGCGGCCTGTTGCCAAGGCATTAACGCCGCCCGTGATTTCATCCAGCGTTCCAGCGGTCGCGCCGTTCGCAGCGCCTCGGAAATATTCCGCAACGGGCGTTGCCGAGATCTGGTTCAGCGCGCTCAGGTCACGGGTGCCGCTCTGCGGCTCGACCATCTGCGCGCCCTTGCCGCCCCTGTTGCGAAACTGGATCGCCTTGGCGAGATCCTGGCCGTAGGGCTCGTATCCATAGCGCTTGGCGAGATCGTTCAATTCCTTGAAGCCGGCGCCCCGATCGAATGCCGCCTGAGCGAGCGCACGGTAGCGCTGATCCGCCTCCGTCGAGAAGCGCTCGCCCTGCTGCGCAAGGCCGGCTTGCGTTCCAGCATTGCCGCCGCCGGAGATGCCCTGCGTCTGGTCTGCGCCCTGCCATTCGGCCGGAGATAGGTTCATTTCCTTGCGGGTTGCATCCACGCGACCGCGAAGCTGGCGGAGCTTCTCTTCGATCGTGGTGTCGTAATCGCTCGCCGAAGGGCGGTTGGCCTCCACGAACTGCCGAAGCTCGGTATCCGACTGCGAACCAACGCCGGGAACGCGGAAGGCCGCAAGGCCCTGCTCCGCCAGCCCGGCAGCGGCAGAATTGAATTGGCGGTTCTGAGGCGTCGGGAGCATGTCAAGCGCGCCGCTCATGCCCTTGGTCGCTCCGGGGCCACCCTGGTATAGCTCCTGAACCCGATTGATCTGGCCAATCAGCGCGTCGAGATTCGCCGTCTTCTGCGACATTTGGAGCTCGTTATCGGTCGGCGCCGGCCCTTTCGAAAGCTCCTGGCGCAGCTTCTGGTTTTGCAGGGACTGGTTGTCGATCTCCAGCGGCGTCTTGCGCGCGTTCTCGCCAATCTGCTGCTGAAGCGCCTGGACCTCAAGCGGCTGCTTTGGATCGGGCGTCCCGATCGTCATTGGCGCGGACTGTCCGCCGCGCTTGCCGACATAGCGCACGGGATTGCCGGCGGCGTCGGTTTCCCAGATGTTGCCGTCTTCGTCGACTGCCTGCGGCATATTACCTTGCTCCGATGGTACCACGGCGGCCGAAATACGGGGCGTTCAGCCCCCTGCCCTGCACGTGGATGTGGTCGTTCTCGGGGATGATCTTGATGCCCGGCCCAAAATACTGCCGAAGCGCCTGCGGGGTCGTCCCGGTGTAATCCGCCGCATCACCGTTGATGTGCCAGCTATTGGGAACGCCCCCGACTGCTCGGTTTCCTTCCACCGTCCGCCGACCGCTCGTCATCGTGCCCGGTGCGTTAGTAGGGGGTGCGAAAGCCCCCCTGGCCGAGGCCAGGACCTCCCGGATTAAGAGGGGTCAGCTTGCCAACAGGACGAGCCGGAATGGTTGGTGCGCCGTTGAGGATCGACCGAGGATAGATGGTCTTGGTGCCGTCCGCATTCGTCTGCACGATAGGATCGCCGGCTGCGCGTTGCTGTGCGTAGCCCTGGAGCAACTTTTGACGCTCCTCAGGCGAGAACCCGCCAGCATCTAGGATGCGCTCGAACTCGGTTGGCTGCGGTGCCTTCGGGTTATTGCGCTCCCACTCCTGGCGCTTTTGCCAGTCGCTGTTCTCATCCGCCCGGCGACGCTGATATTCGTCCTCGCTGCGCTTGTCCTTGTCGCGCTGCTGGATGCGGCCGAACAGCATCGGGGCAACCATGGCCTGCCCGCCATAGTTCTGAGAAATGCCGTCGCCGATCGCGCCAAGGGCAAGGCCGATCGCGTCGCGTCCGGTGAAGCTGCCGCCGTTGAAGATGCCTTGCGGCTTCTGGATCGGCGTCGACTCCGGCCCTGACCCCGGTGCGAACAGGGATTGTTGCTTCTTGCCGAACAGGGATCCGAACAAACCCATCACAGCGCTCCATAGTTGACGGTCTGAATGCCATCGACGATCGGACCAAGCGCCCATGGACGGATGCGCTTGACCTCATCGGCCATGACTCCATGCCGCGTCGGCGTGTCTGCCGGATCGGCTCGGTAGTTGTACCGATAGATGCCCAGCCCGTCCGGCTCGCGACCGAGCAATTCGATGTCGCGCTTGACCCGACGTTCGGACGCCATGATCGCCGCCGAGCCCAACTGCGCCGCCGCGCCGAGAATGGAGCCGAGTGCGCCACCGCTCGTCTTAGAAGTACCCGTGCTATTCGAGTTGATCGTCTGACCGGAATAGGCATTGATGAGCGACGGGTTGAGCAGGCCGGCCTGAGCCTGAAGCTGGGTCAGCGGCGCCTGGTTGTACTGGTTCTGGATGTCCCACAGCGTGTTTCCGGCCTGAAGCTGCTGCTGGGCATCGCCCTGCGCGAGATTGCCGGCCGAAACGGCATTGTTGCCGAGGAGCCCCGCCGCCTGAAGCTGGTTGGCGATCTGCTGCTGCTGCGCGTTGGCATTAAACTGGTTGTTCTGCTGCGCCTGGCTGGCGTTGAACTGGTTGCCCTGGTTGAGCGCCCCGGCATTGTACTGGTTCATGTCGCCGGCCATGCCGAACGCCTGGGAGTTGAGCTGGTTGGTTGCGTTGGCGCCGAACTGTGCCGCGGCATTCTGGGCGGCGAGATTCTGCGCCGTCATGTCGTTCGCGGCACCGGCATTGAACAGGCTGTTCTGGTTCGCCGCCGACTGGTTCGCCAGATTGGCTTGCTGTTGGTTCGCCGCGTTGAATTGCGAAAGCTGGTTGTTCTGGCCCGCATTGAACTGGCTCGTCGAGTTGAGAGCGTTCGCGTTGGCCAGTCCCGCCTGCTGGGTCAGCCCCGCCTGATACTGCGCGAGATCGTTGGCAGCACCGGCATTGAACAGGTTCGTCTGCGTGCCGAGCTGGGCGTTCTGAAGCGCGGCATTGTTCTGAGCGCCTGCCGTGAATTGGTTGGCCTGCTGCTGCATCTGGGCATTGGCGAGGCCATAGTCGTTCTGGGCGCCAGCGTTGAACATGCCGAGCTGATTGGCCTGACCGGCGTTGAACTGGCCTGCCTGAGCCGCCATCTGCGCCTGCGCCAAGGCAAGGTCGTTTGCCGCACCAGCGTTGAACATGCCCACCTGCGCGCCGGTCTGCATCGACGCGATGCCCGCGCTGTTCTGGTTCGCCGCGTTGGACTGGGCGATGTTGTTCGTCTGGCCTGCATTGAACATCGAGTTCGTGTTCGCCGCCGCCGCATTTTGCAGGTTCGCGTCCTGCGTGAAGCCGGCATTGGTCAGCGCGAACTGGTTCTGGGCGGCCTGATTGGCCAGTCCGGTCTGCTGCTGGTTTGCGACGTTCTGCTGGGCGAAATCATTCTGAGCGCCCGTGTTGAACAGGTTCGCCTGCTGCTGATATCCGCTGTTTGTCAGGGCGAAGTCATTGGCCGCGCCAGCGTTGAACAGGTTGGCCTGGTTCTGCGCTCCTGCCCCGAACTGCGCCGCCTGGTTGGCCGCATCGAACTGGTTGAGCGCGAACTGATTGCCAGCCGCCGCGTTGAACTGCCCAGCCTGATTGTTGGCGTTGGCGCCGAACTGCGCGGCGTCCGCCTGCATCTGGGCATTGGCCAGGCCATACTGGTTGTTCTGCCCGACGTTGAACATGCTGTTCGTGTTGTTGGCGTTCGCGTTGAACGCGCCGGCCTGGTTGAGCGCATCCGCGTTCTGGAGATTGGCCTGCTGGTTGAAGCTGCCCTGAGCCAGATTGGTCTGGTTGAGTGCATTGGTGTTCTGGCTGAGCGCGGCGTTTCCGAACTGCGCGTTGGCAAGGTTCGTCTGTTGACGGTTGCCCGCATCAAATTGTGCAAGACCAGTGGCCGTGTTGAACGCCGCATTGCGCAACTCAGCTTCGGTCAGCGCACGATTGCGGGTCATGTCGGCGGCGGTCTGCGCCTCCCGGATCGCGAGGCGAGACCCGCCGAACGCACCGGCCTTGGCAGCGTTCGCCGCCTGCTGCGCCTCTACCCGCCCCCGCTGGTCGTCGAAGTTCGCCAGCGATGTGTCGACGAGGTTCTGCGTTGCGGGATTGAGGTATTGGGAAAGACCGTTGTCCAGCAGCCCCGCCGCCTGCGCCTGCTGCGCCTGATAGGTCGCGGTGGGCCCAAGCTGCGCCGCCGTCGCCTGTTGGGCCGTGTAGCCCTGCGCCGTGGCATTCTGGGCACCGCCGAGGTTCGGGGCGGTATAGCCCTGCGCCTGATAGGTCTGGGCAGGGTTGAGGTTGGCGACGTCATAGCCATTGGCTGCCGCCTGCGCCGCCGAACCGGCATTCGCCGCGGTGACCTGCCCCGCCTGCCCAAGCTGAGCCGCCGTGCCGAGGTTCGCCTGACCAGCATTCGCCGCTGTCGCGTTCGTGACGCTGCCCTGGGCGGCGGGGCCAGCCGTCGCGCCAGCGAAGCTCCCCCCTTGCGCCTGAGCCGCTGGGCCGAGATTTGGCGCGGTATAGCCCTGCGCCGTCGCCTGAGTGGCTTGCCCGAGGTTGGGAGCGGTATAGCCATAGGCTCCGGCCTGCTGAGACTGAGCCTGTGTGGCGGCCCCGAGCGTCGGAGCGTTGAACAGGGAGGTGCTGGCATTTTGTGCCGGGCCAGCCGTCGCCGCGTTGGTCGTGTTCAGCGCCGCATTCTGGGCCGTGCCGGTCTGCGCGCCATAGGTAGTCGCGTTCGGCGTGGTCGGCATGGATGCGAGCGACGTGCCCGCGAACGTGCCCTGAGCCGTGCTGGCGGGCTGATAGGCGGCATTCTGCGCCATCTGGCTTGCCTGGCCCAAACCGCCCTGCCACGCCGTGCCGAGGGACCCCGCCGCATTGATGCCCTGAAGCTGCTGTTCGTTGACCGGGGTCGTATACTGGTACGGGTTCGACTGGCCGAACTCCTGCACATTCCCGTAATACTGCGAGACAGCCGGGTCGGCGAACGCGGGCGTGTTCGGCGTGGTGGTCGCCGTCTCCTGCGAAGTCGTCTTGGTTTTCTTGCTGCCCATCACAATACCTTCAAGATGACGGTCTGATATGGCTCGTACCCCAAGGGCTTGAGCGCTCGTTTCCACCCGTCCCGCCCTTCGACGAGCAGGTGAGTGCATCCATTCTCGATCGCCCACGTCTCGATCTGCGGAGCGATGATCTCGGTGATTTCTTTCAGGTCCCCGGTGGTCGCGAGCGACCGAACCACCTTTGCTCCACCCGGATAATTGACGATCTGCGTGACCATCGCCGCGTTCGGCGTGCCCCAATATTGGGAGGTCCCATCCGCGATGGTCTGGTCGAGATATTCGATCGGGAAGAACGCGGAATCATTGGCCTCGGCCAATTCATCCCGGAATGGATAGGTCACTGCTGTCCGGTCGGAACCACGTCGAAGGTCGGCTTGCCGAACCGGACGAATGCGGGCGAACTGGAGCCGCTGAACTCAGCCGAGATCACCCGCCCCTGCGCGAGGAAATCACGCTTCCGGCGCCCCACTGCGAGGGTATACGGACCCTTTGTCCTGACGGTCGGATCTTGCGGGTATTTCCGCAAGCTGAGCGTCATGCTGACCGGGCCGCGCTGATCCTCGAAGTCGGGCTCGATTCCCTTGATCAGCAGGAACTGCGCTGCCTCGTTGATATATTGGTCCGACGTCGTGATGCTCCACGACAGGGCCTCACCGTTCGCGGTGTTGCCGTTCTCATGCCAATAGGCGGGACCAGTCGGATCGACGAACAGAGGATATTGCGTCGGGCCGGCGTCGCAACATGCCGACCGGGCAAGCTGGCCACGCGACCAGTTGCCGTCCTGCGTCGAGACGAACAGGTATCGGCTGTTCTCCAACCCATCTCGAGCATCAGGGTAGAACCACCACACCTCGCCATATTGGCTTACCGAGGTCGCGCAGATCTTGTCGAACTGGCCCGCTGCCAGATTGTCCTTGAAGTCGTTGCGGATCGGGCAAGCCACGAGGACAGGCTGGACGCCGAGGCTCCAGACGTGGAACTGGTAATCGGGGCTGATCCAATATGCCGTCTGGTTGATCACCATCACCGCGTTCGGCCCGACAAGGCCACAGTTCGATGCGGTGCGATCGAAGCGATAGGCCTGTCCGGGATCGCCGATGAACTGCCCGACGTAAAGGCTGTGGTCGGTCCACACCGAGACATAGGAGCCGATCAGCCGAGCCGCGACGATCCGGCCACCGCCCTCAAGAATATGCTCGAATGCGTTGTTGTCGGTCGCTGTCGTCCAGTCGGTATAGTCCTCGATATCGGAACCGCGGATGCAAAGACTGTTGAAGTCGCCCGAAACTTCCTCGTTGCAGCCGAATGCGAGAACCTGCCGCTCAGGCGTCACCGTCATGTAGGTGATCACATCCGGCGCGTTCGTCACTTCGGTCGCCGCGGTCAGCGGGTCATTCTCCCACACATAGAGCGTTCCGCCCCTTGGTGACGCCATGAGAAGCTGCCCGAAGTTGGCAAGGCTCCATGTGCGTGGGAAATAGTCGTCGGTGCTTGATGTGCCGTATTCGTCGTCTCCATAGCCGCCAGCGGAATAGCCAGGGCCGCCTGCCCCATGCTCGGCACCCGCCGCAAGCCCGGTCGGGGTGATGTCGCTCAGCGTGCCGTTCTTATAGACGTAAAGGCCAAGGTGTGTCCCAAACGCGATGTTCAGGAAGCCCTCGTTGTCCTGCCATGCCAGCACGTTGCGGCAGACGCCGGTCAGGCTCTCACCCAGAGCATCGGACCAGCCGCCGATCGTCTCTGGCTTTCCGCGCCAGAAGCGCATGTTGTTCGCGTCCGCCCACACCCCCGGCGTTGAAAAAGTCGTGTCGTCGCTGACAATCCCCGGTGGGGGAAGGAGCGGTGACTTCACAGCGTGATCGCCAGCCTGAACAGGTCGTCGATCTGGTCGCTGGTGAGCCCGAGCGCGGAGCCGATGGTCGCCACCAGCGCGTTGTCGCGGCGAAACTCGACGGCGTCGTTCCAGTTGATCTGCGTCTCGGTGTCCGCGCCCGCGATCGCGGTTTCCGCGTCTGCGAGCTTTCCGGCCGCAAGCAGGGCAAGCTTGGCCTGTCGGCGGGAAACAACGGATGGGACTGCCGCCACTGGCGGTGGCGGTGGCGAGAATGCGCCATCGACATAGAGCCAGCCGATACCGGCCGATACCGGAAGCTCGATCCAGCCCTGCTCCTCAGCGAAATCGGGTTCGGACTCGACGGCGTTGATGACCACGCCGTCCTTGATCACTGCGTATGCCATATCACCTCACCACGTCGAAATGCGGACGCGGCCGGAGCCGCCGCTACCACCACCGCCGGAGTTGCTGCCGTTGACAGAGGCGCTGCCTCCGCCACCACCACCAGCCACGCCGCCGCTGTTGCCGCTAAAGCCCGTTCCAGTGCCGCCGGTGCGCGCACCACCACCGCCACCGCCGCCACGAATGCCGCTGGCTGGCGAACCACTGCCGTTATTGCCGCCATTGCCGCCGTTGACGCCGCCACCATTGCCGCCGGTGCTGCCGGCATTCGCGGCCGACAGAGAGCCGCCAGCACCACCGCCGCCGCCAGCCCAAACGCTTTTCCCGCCATTGATAAGACCCGCCGGAGACGTCGCCAGGCCGCCGGCCGCGCCGCCGAAGAAGGAATCGAGAGACGATGAGGTTGCTGATGTTGCGCCTTGGAAGGTCGCGGGATTTGCTGACGCACCTCCGGCGTTTGGTGTAAGCTGCCCGGTGGCGCCGCCATCACCGCCCACGGTGTCGGTGGCCGCACCACCAGCCCCGCGCCGACCACCTTCCGCAATTGTATATTTGAACGACGACGAACCGCCGTGGCTGCCCACATTGCCGTCCGTGTCGTTGGTGCTCATCTGCGCGCCGCCCGCGCCGCCGCTGCCGACCGTAACGCCCTCGGAGCTGCTCAGTTCAGCCGCCGTGTACCAGCCGAAAGAATAGCCACCGCCGCCGCCACCACCGCCGCCGTTGCGAATGCTGCCGGCTGCGCCACGACGCCCCGACCCGCCGCCGCCACCAGCGCCCCAAACCTCGACAAGGACGATGCTTGCCGCAGCCGGCTTGTTCCACGTCGCCGACGAGGTGTAGTCGTTGACCGTGACCGCCGACCCGCCGAAGGGGCCGACCGTCACACCGTTCACGCGGACGTAGATCCCGGCGGACGTCGTCCAGAGGTCACCGTCAACCGGCGCAGTGGGGGCCGCGCCATGCGGAAGATTAAGCCCAGCCCCGCCAACGGCACTTGCCGCCGTCGTAAGCTTGCCTGTCATGGTCCCGCTGGCTGGATCGAGCGGCGCATACCCCAGCGCCGCCGTGACGTTGCCAGAGGTGATCTCACTCCGGATCGTCGCTGACGACTTGTTTTCGACGTTGTCGATCGACAGGCCGGTGCGGATTTCACTGACGGATTTAGCGCCTTCCAACCCGGTGATGGAGGTCGGTGTATACCCCAGCGCTGTGGTGACGATCGCGGACGTGATCGCGGTCCACGACGCGATTGTCCCATCCGTTCCCAGGAACTTGCCCGCATTGCCCGCTTGCGACGGGATGTCCGCCGACAGCGAGGCATTCAGGATCGCTGCATCGACATAGGATTTGCTGTTCGCCGCATAGATGGACGAGCCATTGGTGAAGACGGCGTTGATCTCGCCCGCAACGAGCGTGACGGTGCTCGAACCAGTGTCGATGACGACCGGGCCGGACGTGTTGTTGCGGACCAGATAGCATTTTTCGACCGCCGGGATATTGACCGTTCCGCCGGTCCCGCTCGTGATGTTCAGGACAGCCGAGCGCGCTTCGTCGGCAACATAATTCGAACTGGTCAGGGTCTTGGAGCCGGAGAGCGTGAAGGCGGTGACGCCCGCGATCGCCGTATCGATCAGCGCGAGGGCGGACGTGTTGAGCTTTTGGCCCCACGTGTTCAGGTTTTCGCCCGTCCCCTGCAATTCGAAGCGGAGGCGGATGGTCGCGGTTGATGCCATTGGCGATTCCTAGGCTGTGCGCTTCATGGCAGGCCGTAAAGCCAGACCGTGGAGCCGTCGGCGAAATTGTTGCCGCCGGTTTCGAAGATGGTCAGCGAGGTGATGGCCGCGGTGTTCAGCCACTCATTCTCCGAATGTTCGGACCCGAGATTGCCCACCGCATTGCCCACCCGGTACGAGGACAGGCCGCCGATCCGCTTCTGGTTGACCGTGAGCGCGTATCCGGGCGCTTTGAATTCGGCCCGACCGAAGGCGCCGGATGGAGCCGTGTTTCCGGGGATGGCAAACGACGCCATCGAAGATTGGCTGACCGCCGCCGCGCCTGAGGTCGTGGTGTTGACGAGGTTCTGGACCTGTCGAATGTAATTGTTGCCGGTGTCGCCGTTGAAGCGAATGCCGACGTTGCCGCCCGTGGCCGAAATCGTGGACCGAAGAACGGCGATGAGCATCAGGGCGCTGTAAGTGCCGGCGATCGACGAGAAGGTGAAAGTCGACGTCGAGCCCGCGAAGGTGTTGCTGCCGATCAGTACCAGGCCGGCGGAAAGCCCGTCGAGCTTGGCCTTGTCCGCCGCAGACATGGAGCCAGCGGCGCTCGTCGTCGCCGGGTCGATCGCCAGCGTCCGGTCGGCTGAAAGATCACCTCCCCCCGTCAATGGCGCCGTCGTGCTGATCGTGCGCGTCGTTGGCACCTTGCCAGCGAGAGCGGCAGTCAGCCCCGGAACGTCGCCCGTTCCCGTCAGCGTCGCCTGTTTCTCATCCAGCGCCGTTTGCAGGTCCGTCTGGTCGCTCAGCGTGCCGGTGATGCCGCCCCAGGTCGCGCCGCCAGAGGATGACAGGCGGTTGAGTACCCGTTCGATGCTCTGTGTGTAGTCAGGAAGCCACTCCGGGCCAGTGGCCGGCGCGACGAGCCGGACTGCTACCACGCGCTGAACCCGTCCCGGAATCGGCCGTATCGGTTCCTCAGTCCTGGGGTGTCAGGCTGGCAGCGCAGGGACCGCTTCGTCCGTTTTGCCGTCTCGCGCATCAGCCGCTGGAATGCTTCCGCCGTCGCCGCGCCGAACAACTGGACGCCGTCAGGATCGCGGAACTGATCGCGTGCCAGCGTCATCTTCGTGCGCGCCGTGATCAGGTCATAGGCCTGATTGGTCCACACATTGCTGTCACTGTCGGACGGCGGCGCCGCATTCTCCGCCATGCCGGTAATCCGCAGCGAGTAGACCGCATCGGGGATAGGCCAAAGCCGCAGCTCGTCATTGTAATAGGCGTAGCCCTGCGGCCAGCCGGTCACATTGTCGTCGGTTGCCTCGATATCTTCCAGGGAGAATTTCGGGAGCGACGTCAGGCTATCGACGAGGAACACGCCGCTTTCGTCTACGATACGGACGCCGGACACTTCCACCGTCGACTGGTTCGCGACGGTCGGCACGGTCACGACCACGTCGTTGAACCAGAATTTCTCGTCGGCGAAGAACTCGATCGCGCTGGTGATATGCTGGGTCAGCGTGTCCGCCAGCGTGTCTTCCAGGTCCTCGCGCTCAAGTTCGGTGATGACGCGGGTTTTCAGGTCGCCAAGCGTTGCCATCAAGCCACCTCCTGAAACTCGCTCCCGCCTGGCTGGCGGAGAAGATATTGATGGAAATTGCCCGGATAGGGCTTGTCGCCGTGGTGCGTCAGATCAAGGTCGGGCAGAACCCAAAGCTCTCCGCCGATCGCGCGCCAGTTGCGGGAAAATGCATAGTCCTCGCCCCACCACAGCCCGTCCTGGGCGCCGTGGTTGAACAGATCGACATGCAGATTGAATTTCGGGCCGTAGCAAAGGTCGGGATAGGCCGTCATGAACCTATCCACGGCATCCGCGGTGATCTTCATGAAGCCGGCGGGGATGCGCTCGGCCAATATGCAACCATCATCGCGGACAGTCGGAGCGCCCCCCTCTCCGGGGATCAGCGCGCCCATGTACTCCTCTTCGTCCTTCTTGAAGCGATAGAGGCCGGCAACGACGTCCCCAGGGGTTTCGATCAGGCGAAGCAGGTCCTGCTCGCCCCAGGAAAGGTCGTAATCGATGAAGACGATGACATCCGCCTTGGCGTCCAGCGCCTTGCGGAGCATTCTCGAACGAGCGGCGGAGATATAGGGGCAACCCCTTTCCTCTACCGCCCCTTCGTCCCATCCCGCTCCGATCACCCGGCCTATGGATTTCTCCAGGGCGCCGATGAACGGAGCGGTCGGGCCGTTAAGCGAAGGTACGCAGAAGACGACCTTCGCCACGGTTCAGGCCGAGCCCTTCCAGAGGCCAAGCGCGGTCAGGGTGTTCATGATCTCGATCACGGCACCCTTGAGGTCGGTGGAAACGTCCGTCGAGGACGCGGTGCCGACAAGCGAGGTCGCCTGCGCCGCGCCGGAGCGCTGGACGATGGGAGTGGCAAGACCGTAGAAACCGATCTTGTCGGTCGTCGAGCGACCCAGATCGGTGCCGTCGTCGTTACCCGAGCCAACATATTCAACAGCCATGGCTGCATCCTTTCACGATAGAGAAAAGAGGGAGCCGAAGCCCCCTCAGGATCAGTTGAAGTGGAGGCGGGAAGCGAACTGCGGACGCAGCGTCTTGTAGCCGTAGAGGACATCGGTACGGCACGGGAACATGTCGTTGTTGATGTCATAGCCGCGGACGATGCGCATCGAGATCCCGTCCATCACCTCGCGCCGAGCGAAGTCCATGCCGTTCGGCATCTCCAGATCGGCCGTCACGAAGGTGAAGGCTTCCTTCTGGTAGAGTAGCGACGTGGTATCGGCGCCCGATGCGGTGCCGGCGACGACGACCGTCTTGCCGGAGCCTGCCGAGTTGATGACGATGTTCTGCTTTGCGCCCGAGGTGATCGGGGTTGGCGAAACAGACCAGGCGCCCGCGCCCGACTGATCGGCGGTAACGACGAACTGCTGGAGAACGCCGGTATCGACCTTGGTTTCGGGATGGACGCTGTTGACGCCGACGATCGTGAACACGTCGCCTTTGACCACCGTGCCGGAACCACCGGTGGTGGTGATCGTGGCCGTGCCGGACGTGATGCCCGACGAGGTGTTCACGACATAGGAGCCATTCTCCGAGCCGCAGGTGTGGCCAGGCCACAGCGTGTTTTCCATGAACTCGAACCCGGCGGCCCGGCCCATGAAGCCCTCGCGATACTGCTTGGAAAGCTGACCCTGGTCGTTGAACAGGGTCTTCGTGTCCTTGACCACGTCGACCATGTCCTGCGAGTTGAGGTTGGCCGTGCGGTCGTTGGTCGGCGTCAGGCCGCGTTGCAGGAGCGCGCGACCGTCGAGAACGGCATTGTAGGTCAGGCCGCTGCCGGGGGTCCAGATCGCGTTGTAGACGTCCTTGTACATCGACATGGCGTCATATTCGATCTGAGCCGCCAGCACCGACATGGCCGGCTCCAGGATGCGCTTCGAGAAGTCGTCGAGCGACAGGGTCAGGTCGACCGAGCTGAACGTCATGTCGACACCCTTCTGGGTGGCCATGGTGAGCGTCTGGCTCGTCTCGGCGGTGTCCTGCACGTCGATCGTCTTGCCGGTGCGAACCGTGTACTGGTTCGGCTCGCGGATCTTCAGATCGCTGCCGATCTTCGCGCCCTTCTTGGCGAAGCTGTCGTCATACTGGCGATCGATCGTGCCGATGAAGTTCAGCTTCTGGTGGAGGATGCGCAGGGACTCGCGGGTCACTGCGGTCGGAGTGAGAAGCGTGGTCGTCATGATAAAATGTCCATCTCTGGGAGGGGCGGCGTCTCACGACGCGAAACCTCGATTATCGGGATGAAAGCTGCGCGTTCCGGCGCTTCAGCCATTCGTCGGCGGACATCCGGTCATCCAGCCCTCGCGCTGGGGCCTTACCCCCGGACACCTTGGCCGCCGGCTGCACCGCCTGCTGCTGCTGCACCTTCTGAACAGTTTTCTGCTTGGAAGCGGCCTGGTCGCGCTCGAATGCCTTGTTCAGCGCCACGATCATTCGCGGGTCGTCGATGGCATCCAGTTCGGCGCGGCTGAAGCCGAGCGTTTTCTGGCCGTAATCGAGGAGGGTCTTGGCCTTGTCCTCGTTCCAGCCGGGGATTTCACGTGCAAGGTGCTGCTGGCCCTGCTGCATCCGCTTGGCAGTTTCCTGCTGCTCGTGCAGTGTGCGCTGCTGCTGCGCTTGTCCGTACTGGTTGACCGCGGCCTGTCGATTGCCCTGCAAGGTCTGGAATTGCCGCCAGGCTTTTTGGGCCGCCTGAGGATCCTGGTCCTCCCATGCGTCCCAATCGACCCGCTGATATTCGGCAAGCGTCTGATCGATGGCAATGATCTGCGCCTGGGCCGCCACCTCCGCCTGAGACAGGGCCTGGAACTGCTGGCGCTCTACTGCGAGAGCATTGCGTTCAGCCGCCAGTTCCTGCGTCTTGCGGGTGTAATCGGCCTGCATGAGCAGTTCGGATTCAAGCGCCTTCGGGAGCTTGAACTTCTTGCCTTCGCGCTCGATCTCGATTTCGTCGTCGGCTTCCTTCGGTTCCGGATCGACCGGATTGCCGTGTTCGTCCAACTCGATTTGATCGGTTTCGGCGCCGTCAGTCTGCGTTTCTTCGACTTCCGGGGCTTCCGCCTCCAGATTGGTCGTTTCGTCTTCCATGATGTCCTCTTGGGGTTATGCCACTCCACGAAGATTCGGGGTTGGTGGCTCTATCGGCATCACAGCTTCACGCTGCGCGCGGATGCGGTCGGTCTGCGCCTCGAACGTCTTGAGACGCAGTTCCTCTTGTTTGTACGCCAGTTCGGCGCGCTTGATTTCCAGCTCCTGGGCTTTCAGCGCGCTCTCAGCCTTCAACTGTTCGTTCTCGGTCTGAAGCTGCTGCATCTGCTGGCCGCCCTGCTGGATGACCTGTTGCATCTGCTGAAGTTGCTGCTGGACCTCGGGCGGGATCTCGCTGCCGTCCTTCTTGCCCTCAAGCAGATCGGCAGCCTTGTCAGCGCCCGGCCAATCCGAGTTGCGCAGGTACATCGGGCCAAGGATCGTCGCGCTTTCGGGCACGTTGCGGATGATCTCGACCAGTTCGGCGCGCGTTTCCTCGCGCTGCGTCGAAAAGGACGGGCCGGCCTTCACGGTCAGGTCGTATTTGCCCGCGGTGATGTCGTAGATGCGGGCAATCTCCTGCCCTTCCTCCATCGCTTTCTGCATCTCCGCCTGCGCGTCCGGTGACACGGTGACGGTCTGCGGCTTCATGTCCTGTCCCAGCACGCGGACGACGCGCTTGGTCGAATAGACCTTGGGGATCAGGTCGATCAGGATGCGGCCACAATGCCGGATCGCCCGGCTGAGGTTGTCGATGAAGTGGAATGTCGAAACGTCACCTTCGCGCTGGCGCGCCGCAATCGCCTTGCCCGATGTTTCGTTGCTCCTGGCGCCCAGAGAGGCATCGTACAGCCCGACAACCGCCTTCATGTCGTCGGAGGCAGTCAGCGCCTGCTGCATCGCTGCAATGGGCGGCCCCGACAGCGGCTGACGCTGCGGCGCGTCCGGCCCGTCGAACTCCAGGTACGGGATGCTCTGGTCGTTGACGTTGTTCCAGTTCGGATCGATGTCGAACGCACCCTTGCGCCCGATATACGGGATCTTCGGCGCCAGCCCGATCATCTCGGTCAGCGAGGAGCGCGCATAGTTGAACTCGCGCTGCGGGTCCTTCGCGTCGGCGATCAGCGAGCGGAAATAGCGTTTGCCCTCCACGTTGATCTCGTCGCCGTAGACCGGGACTATCGGGATGTATTTGCCCTGCCACTCGATCGTCTCCAGCACTTCCGCGCCGGTCATGATGTATTGCGTGACCTTGTGGCCCTTGACGTCCTGAGGCTCTCCGACCGGCGTGATGCCCAGCCGGATCATCTCCTCGATCTGGGCTTCGTACTCCTTCACATCGACGGTTGTATCGTTGCTCAGGGCGATGACCTGGCGCTCGACCTCTTCGCGATGCCAGTATTCGCAGATCAGGACCTGATCGCCATCCATCCACGGTGCCGCGAGCCCGACATAGCCCGTCGCATCCCAATCGACGGTCTCAGCGTCCTTGTACTTCCTCTCGAAGTCATCCTTCGAAATCTGGCTTGCGACGAAGGCGCAGTTCCAGTCCGAACTGTCCGCCGCCTCGCTGTACGGATCGCCATAGACCGTGAATGGGTTGGCAATGCGCTCGATGACGATGTCCTGATCGAACGTGTCGTCGCTGGTATAGGCCGTGTTGATGCGGAAATAGCCGAAGCCGTTGGACACTGCCCCCTCAAGCGCCGTGTCATAGGCAACGTCCGCGTCGCTGATCACTTCGATATTGCGGATCAGGCCGGACAGGATCTCCGCCGTCTCGACATCGGCATTGCTATCGGCCGGGTGAACCGTGATCGCCGGCTTGTTCTGGCGCGCATCGTTGACAACCTGCCGGATGAAGGTCGGCAGCTTGTTGATCGTGAGGCAGGGCCGCCCTTCCAACTCGCGCTTCTTGCGGATCGCCTCGGGCCATTGCTCGCCAAGGCGCGCGAACTTCAGGTCGTCCAGGCCGTTGACGCGGTTCTCGTTCTCGCGCTCGGCGGCAAGCTCGAACTTCTCACGCGCTTCAGCGAGGAATTCGTCTTCGGTGGTGGGCTTGTCGTCGTCGGTCAACTCATCCACCCCCCTGGTTGGTGTTGGCGCGTTGCGGTCTTCTTGATCCGCGGTTCCTCGTAAGCGACGCAGACCAGCCCGAAGGCATCCGCCGCATGGCTCGACCAGTCATGCTCAGGCCCGAGGCCAATGTTGCGATGGTCGTCTTTCTTCTCGTGATACCAACCGAGCGCCTCGCGGCCGCCTTCGGTCGTCGCCTCGTTGAACCAGATCGACGGGAACAGCCGGCGCGCGCTCTCGACACGCATCTTCGCGGCGCCTTTGCCCTGGTTCGGCACAACGATGACTTCGAACTCTGCGGCCTTCAGCGCGCTCTCATAGCTGACGTCGAACACGCGATCGTTCGTTTCGCCATCGTGCGGCAGGACACACAGCGCCTTGCCGTATCCCTTCTCTCGCAACCACGCGATGTGCGTTGCGAGCGGCTGTCCCTGCGCCTCGTAATAATCCAGCACCCGGATTTCGCGGCCGACATACTGAACGACCCAGATCGAACAGGCGTCCGCCTTCGCGCCAGTCCCGCCAATGTCCCACACGGCCCTGATCGTCATCAGCGGATCAGCGGCAACCCGCCCTATCCGTCCTTCCCGCTTGGCGTCCGCCAAATGCCGAGCGAAGTATGCGCCCTCGACTACGGTCACATATTCTCCGTCCCAGATATGACCGTACTGATCAGGCTGCATCCGCTTGCAGTCCAATCGCTCCTGCTCAAGCTCGTCAGTGAACCATGGGTTGTCGCGCCAGTTCGCCTCGATCACGACAGAGCCAGTCGGCTTCTCAGCGCCTCGGAACATCAGATCGACCGGATCGATCTTCCGGCGTGGATTGTAACTCCACCAGCGCTGCGATCCTGTTGCGCGTATCGTCGGGCGAAGCAGGTTGATCGAATGCTGTGTCGCGCCCTGGGCTTCCTCCCACCATGCGCGCTTGAAGTTCTCCAGGGACTTGATGCTGTCCGCCGTGTAATCCTGCATGCCCTTGAAGATGATGATGCCATCGCCTGGTGTGGCGATCACATCCCTGAACACCTTGAACCCGTCGGCCTCGCCAAGCCGGAAGCTCGACAGCTTTGCCTCGATCAGCGCCTTTGACGATTGGGCAAGATCCTTCTGGACCTCACGGATGCAGACAGACCGAAGCCCCTCCCCGCATTCTCCCGGCTCGGCAAGCGCATCCTCGATCAGTAGGCCAGCGAAGAAGTGAGACTTCCCCGACCCGCGTCCGCCATGCACAACCTTGTCGCGGGCTGGCTCCAGTAGCGGAGCGAATACCTCAGCCGTTGGTATGTGAAGGGCGGACAAGCTCGCGAATGACCTTTGCGAAGCGCGGGCCAGTCTCCAGTTCGGCGTTGACCTGCAAAGGCAGGAGCTTCGGATAGATCGTCGACCAGAACGCGCGCTCGTTCAGAGCGTCCTCTTGCGCCCATGAAACGAGGCGCTCGACACCTCCAAGCTTATCAGCAGCGGCGGCGATCGCCTCCTTCGCGATCAGCGTCGTCTTGTTCGGGACGCCCTTCTTGCGGCCCTTGCCTGCGTTGGGTGGCTTCGCAGCAGTGCGCACTAGTTTGCTGGATTCGGTCATGGTGGTTCCTGACTGCTCGAAGCTTGGTCAGCTCGTGATCATTCCCCGCCA